GAGTGAAATTACCCCTGCAGGGCAGGCCAAAAAGAACCTAAATTGTTTCAATATGTTACAATTAACTAGACAGTCGCAGACATGAGACTCACGATTCTCACAAGACCAAAAAATGAAAACGATAACCATTTTCAGTCTCATTTTTGGACTCAAATAAGAATTTTTTAAGATTTGTGATTTTCTGTGATTCTGTGAGTCAAAAAGCCTGCGAGTCCCTCACATAAGCTAAGCTTATCAAAACAAAACAAAATATAAAAAAATATTATCAATAAAAAAATATTATAAAATCTTGGTTAGTAGCAATTTTAAAGTACTCTCAGAGTACTCTCAGAGGCTCTCAGAGAGGCCAAAGTACTTCCAGAGTACTATGACACCAAAAAGAAAAAACAAGCCTATTACAGCCGATTTTAGCTGAGATCGCTTGGTATTACTAAGCTCAGTTTTGTATAATGTTTATACAAAAACAAATAGGCATAAAAAAAGCAGGCTTAGAGCCTGCTTAAATCGTTTTAAATAGTGAATTAATAAATTAATTCTAGAATTTCTTTAAACTCTTCACCGCCGTCAACAAGTTGTTTTGCTGTAAGGGTTGAGAGATAAGAAGAAGACTTAAAAGCACTTTTGAAAACGTGATAATTCTCTTTAGATACGTCTTCGGGATGTTCTCCTAGCATTAAGTCACAAAACACCCAAAAAGCCTTTTCAATGTTCTCTTCTGTTCTTTCAAGTAACCTTGCATAAGTACCAGCATAAGTAGAAAACCAGTTGGTAGCTTCGGTAAAAACTTCTTCTTTGGAATAATCAAACATAATAAAGATAATTAAAAATAGTACTCTTTTAGTATTAATAAAAAAGGGTGTTTTGTCAACACCCTTAAAACATTTATTTAGTTTTGAAGTCTAGCAGTAAGGTTACTGCTAAAAGAATAAAATAAATTAAAACCATTGAGTAATAAAAGATAGAAATTTTTTAAATAATGTTATCTCGACTTTATAGCGAGATTCTTCGAGCAATTCATAATATAAAATGCTCTCTTTATCTGTTACTAGGTAACGATCAGGGTAACGATCAGGGTTAAACATAATAATTAAATAAATAAAGGTTTGACTGTTTGCTCTTGGATTAATACAGAATCTTGATTAAAGATACTTTTATAATCCTCCGCAATTCTGATTAATTGCTTAATCTCGTCAGTTACTACTGTCAAAATGTAGGTTTTTTCCCTTTCACCCTTCCACGCTCCGAGCGCAGTTTCTACAGTGTAACCCTCAAAAACTGCATCAACTTGTTTTAAAAAAGTTAACCACTCTTGACTGGATACAGTACCGCCCGAAGGCTTGTTTGTACCTAAAAAAACCTGATAAGTTTTCATAATAAAGATAAGTAATAAAATTAATTACTTTATAAAAATATCAAATACTAAAATAGTATTAAGTACTTCTTAACAATATGTAACAATATAAAAATGTATCGTATGATACAGAAAAATTTGTATAATATGCTACACTCATTTTGTATCAACTTGTACCTTTTTGAAATTGTATCATTTGATACATTAGAATTTTTGTAAAAAAAAATAAGCTAATTTCTGAGCCTATGATATATCTAGCGAGTCCCGAGTCCCGAGTCCCGAGTCCCGAGTCCCGAGTCCCGAGTCCCGAGTACCCGAGTCCCGAGTCCCGAGTCCCTAACCTATAAAGAAGTCTTTTTGATCTCCATTCATAGTTACATTATCTCGCCACGTTAACCCTATAAAAGTATTGTTTAGATGACATTTTATAAGATATTGACCTATGTTATCCTTTATTACCTCGTAAGAAGTATTAGACCAAAATACACGCTGATTGTTTTTTAAAGCTGATTTAATTTCTTGTAAATTCATTTGAACACCCTCCTAATAGAATTATCAAGGCAAGTTGTAGGAAAATCCTTATAACCTGTAATTTTCATTAATTCATTTCCTAAGTCTTTAAAAAATGTCTCAGGATTGAAGCCTAGTTGCTCTATCTCATAGTTCATATATGGAACTGGTAGAGCTAAACCGCTAAACCAATATTCTAGGCTGTGATGACTCCCTACCTCGATCATAAACTTATCAAAAGCCCATTGAAATTTTTCCATATCCGACCAATTTTTATAATCTAAATTATTTAGAATTGGGTGGTCATAAGTGCTAGATGATAAATCATCGTTTATTGCATCTAATAAAATTGTTTTTAAGCCTGTAGTCATAACAGATAAAAGATAAAAAATAAATAGACTTGATTGCCTATGAACCTAATATAGCTTAGATTCTGAGCTAGTTAGTATTGTAACAGTATTTCTTAACATTCTGTTACAATACCTTTCTCGATAAGAATTAAAAACTTGTCGAATGAAATTTTATCATCAAAATATTCAGCCATAATGTCAAAGAAATGCAAGTTAGAACAGCCGCCAGACAAGTCTAGTTTTAATTGTTTAACTCTCATAATTGAACCTCCTAGTAAATAAAGAATAAAGAAATCAAGTAATACATCACTGCATGCGGTTAACAATACAAGGCGGATCTCCGCTTTCAAGGGTGGGACTAAGATGCATCTAACCCGCTTTGGGCGTCTCCCTCTTCACTATCCCTGCTTACTTGATTTATAGGCTTAGTTACCTATGAACCTAATATAGTCTAAATTTTTGACCTATGGGTATTGTTACAGTATTTCTTAACATTCTGTAACAATTAAGATTTAGAGAATAATTCCAACTGATTATTTTTAATAGACTCACTTACTGTATTAGCGTTTGCCTGCGAGTCTCTATTAAGTTGCAAGAAAACATAAGTACAATAATCCCCACCCATATTAGAAGGCATATAACTGGGAGGATACAGCTCTAAGTACTGATTATCTAAAACATCAATACAAGTGCAGAAATTTAACTCTAAGTCTTCTAAAATCTCGTCAATAATTTGTTTTTCGCCATCCTCTAAACCTGATTCATCAGAATACATGATATAAGTAGCCCAATAAATCGGTAGGTCAAATTTTACTTCAGTTAAATTTTTCATCTAAAATTCCTCTCGTATTTTTTCATGGGTAGTTTTAATGAACCTTGTAAATTTTCAAAATCATCTACAAAATCTTGTATATAATCCTTATCGTTAGGGTCAAAACAATGTGGGTTCTGCACCTCCCAATAAGAAAGATAAAAGTTAATTTCGCTTATCTGCTGACCAGTTAAGGGAACATTAAAGGTAGTTTCAGCGTATGATTTAGTCATTATTTTGACCTCCTATTTTTTTTAGCATCTTTAACCATCTTGTTAAATCTTTTTGACTGACTGGGTGTCATGCCAAGAAAATAATTTAATAAGTTGCCCTCGTATTGTTCGGCAAGTTTTTCTAAGTTTTTATCCATTGATTAAACCTCCTCTATTTTTACAAGATAATATTCATACTCTTCAATCTCTTTTAGCTCCTCTTCTGAGACAGTAAACGGACTATGTTGTACTGTGTAGTCAATTCGGTGTTGGACTTCCTCATGTATCCAATCTTCCATCTCGTCATGGAAAGCGAAAAATTTTACAGTTGGTTTTGAGTCCATTTCATAGCAAGGATAAGTAACTTTGTACTTAGGCTCAAATTGTATAGTGTCCATAATAAAAGATAGTTGCTTGAACAATTCAAATATAGCTTAAATTTATAGCTAGTTGATATTGTAACAGTACTTCTTAACATTCTGTAACAATAAAAAAAGAGCTAATTTTACTTAGCTCTTGCTAACCCTTTAGTGTGTGTGATCGCTTGCCTGCGAGTCTCTCAGCGAGTGCCTGCAAGTCTTTAGACTCCTTGTATTAAGTGAGTCTGATTTGTTTTTTCAAGATAAGTTAAATCAGCAATAATAAAATTACCTCCAAGCTGTTTTTCAGCTTTTTTAATAATTTTATGACATCTATTTGAAAAGTCCTTGTAAGTTTCATTTAAACCTTGAGTGACCTTTTCATAAAGATGTGGCTTAGTAACAAATCTGTCAATTTCTTGAATGATGTAATAATCAGTCATTTTTACCTCCTAAGATAAAGATAGTTTGTTGAACACCCTTACTATAGCTTAAATTTTTACTTGTTAGTATTATTACAGTATTTCTTAACATTTTGTAACAATAAAAAAAGAGGGGTTTATCACTCCCCTCTGGGTACTATCTTTATATGCCACCCTAATTGGCTGTGTATGCGAGTCTCATATCGAGTCTTGCAAGTCTCAACCATAAACTAGGGTGTTATAGGTTGTTATCTGCAATATAGAATCTGCTATTGAAGCGTCTATAAGCCCCAAGTCATCAGTTGCAAAAGCTTGAAATATCTCGCCACAATCATGTCTATTTAGATTTGTTTTTCCTGAAATAATATTTTCTATAGCTGTTAGAACATCTTTGACTTTAAATTGGTGCTTATCATCTTCAATATCTTCTACCTTTATAACAGTATCAAGAGTTAAATCTTTAAGCCAAGCGCAACAGCCCTCATGCTCATAATCCTGATTAGGTAGATAGTAGCCGTCTTCGTCTTCTTCAATGTCTCCTACTGTAACTCCGTAAGCCCAATAGCCTGACCCTTGACCCATAGTGCAAAATAAATCTCTTAGGTTTTCTGAAGTTATGTCAAATTCATAATTGACTTTACAAGTAAATTTTTGTTCGGTTGTTTTAGGCATTACTCCTCCTCCTCTGCGTTGTCATCAATGTAATCTAATAACTGATAAGCCATTTGACTGATAACTTCATACTGAGCTAACCCTATAAGCTCAAATATATTTTCTTTGCCAGTAGCAAGATCTGATTCAACACAACCTCTTCTAAGATCTTCTTGAACCCACTTAATACGACCAGCATTATAAACATCTACAAGACCATCTACAATTTCGTGCATACGATCTTCTATCTGGTTACGATCTTCGCAATCTACAAAATCTGAAAGCAACCAATAAGTAATACTATATCGCCAATCATTAGGCCACTCTTCATCATGTAGTGGATAGATTAGATTCTGTTGTATCTCTTCTCTATCGGCATGATCTTCATCAATCATGTAATAAGTTTTGTTCATACCACGATCTACTTGCTCTTTAGATCTGGTGCTAGTAGTAAATGCGTCAAGTAAATACTGTGTGTATTCTTGAAATTTAGTTTGAGTTGAGTTAGCCATAAGCTTAAAGATAGAAAATAAAAGTTAGTCAGGACTTACATTCTTAGTGTTAGTAAAAAATAGTAGTAAGTAGTTTGTGAAATGCCTGATATTTATACAATAGCAAATTATAATACTATTGTGGTAGTTTGTTACATTTGTTAACAATTGGTAGTGGGCTTACATCTTGGAATGTGGCTCAAAAGGGAACTCAGGTATGCCAATAAATGCCACTAGGTTAATCTGACTTCTTAATACCTAAAGCATCATATTCAGCTTCAAGTTGATCGTCACTTATCTGATGGTCAAACCAAGCGTCTTCAATTAAAGCTCTTTTTAGAGCCTTTATCTCTTTTCGTGTTAGAGGTTGTTTCATAGCTTTAAATAAAACATAAGGTGAGCTAACAGGGTTAAGGTAGGTCATTATGACCCACCTAACGCCTTGTAACCGCCACTACCCATCTGTCTAGATAAGCCTACGTTACCGCCTGCTGATCGCCCTGCTGAAGAGCCTGACCCGCCACTTGTATATCCTCTCCCTCTAGATAGAGAGGGATATTTTTGGTCGCAATATTTTTGAATAATGCTTCTCTCTGTTTCGTTAGATTTGGTAACAGCTAATGCGGATTGATTAATAGTTCTAGATTCTGTTTGAATCTCTCTACCCTCTGTTTCCTCTGACCTTTTCATCTCTGCGAACCTAGAACTAACTTTTCTAGCCCATGCTTTTCTAAAGCTATTTCTATGCGCTGACCCCATCATTGCAACTTGAAATGGGTCTTCCTTGCAATGCTTTGCCCAATCATCATTTAAGGCTTGGATTAGATAATCTGTGTATATCTGGATTTCCAACTTCCTCGCAGATGAAGCTAATACATCATGCTGTCTCTTGCCATTCATGTAGTTGCCATTCTCATCTTTTACGCAATTAATTAATCTACCATTGTAGAAATCAACAACTGCTCCAAGAATGATTGATACAGCAGGGTCAACACGCTTGTAAGGCTGACCATATCTAAATGAGATAGCTTCTATCTCCTCGTCAACAGTTGACATATCTAGCTGCTCTTCAAGCTGCTGTCTAGTTATGCCTCTAGCCTGTAATTGTTGCTCTAGCTTTTCTTCAGCTAGTCTAGCTTCATGTGGATTTGAAGAAGCTGTTAGTCCTAAGATTTTTGAAAGAACTGATAATGATCTAGTCATGTGATAAAGATAGTTAAATTTGTTTACATACTTAATATATCAAAGAGTTGATACTAATGTGATACTTTGTTACATTTATTAACAATCATAATGTAAGTGGTAGTCATCACATACTTCCCACTTGCACTCTTCGCTATAATCTCCCTCTATCCAATATTCTCCATAATCTGATCTAATAGGTAATTTAATATCACTATCGTTGTAATAAGAATCTATCCATAAACAATTATTCTTCTTACAAAATTCTTTTTTAAATTCAGTAGTATCTTTTATATCTTTATCAATTTCTATTTTTATAAGCATATAAAGATTAGCTTTTGGTTTTTGAGTAGATTCCATTTTAAAAATTCTCCTAAAGATAAGGGTTATAGATATACCTAGAACAACTTAGAGGGCTGTTCTAGGCGATTGTGAGAGGGCTAAATTAGCCCATAACTGATGTTTATACCAGCTTTCTCATATTTTCTATAGATAGACCGAACTGCTCTTTTTACCTGACCCCAAAAAGGTTGGCCTTCGTCTTCGGCTCTATCCCATGTACCGCAACTTATACAGTTATCTAGAATGTCTTTATCTAGTTCAGATAAGTTATCTGGTAATGCTTTGTTTTTGTTAATGAAATGGTAGAGATCAATAACAGCATCTTCTACATTTTGTTTTGGATAGTAAGGTTCTAAATGCTCAACAATACAATCTTCTGGTCGATCTGTAATTGTTTCGATCTCTAGTTTTGTAAGCTTAATCATTTGATAAAGTTAGGTAAAATTGTTTACATATTTAATATAGCGCATTATGGTACTAATGCGCTACTTTGTTACATTCTGTAATAAATTAAGATTCTAGTATTGAGTCAGAATAGACAAATACATTGCAAACCTCTAATTCTTCCTGTTGGTCTGAAACATCAACAATAGTGACGTATTTTCCGTTGGTTCGCATTTTAGGTTGAACCATAAAATACTTATCTCCAGATTTAGAAGTGACCTCTTTGTAATTAACTTTGAGAAACTTTAAAGTTTCTTCTGCGTCAAGATCAACAATTAATTCTGAGTTAAAAGATAAAGTCATAAAAGATAGAAAATGAACTACTCACTTAATATAACAGCTATTAGTATTCATGTGATACTATGTAACAATTCTTAACATTAGAATAATAATCCTTGAGTATTCGGGTTATAACTAGAATCATATCGTTTGTTATCGCCCTTGGGATAAGGTTCTATTGTGTAAGCCAGCAAGTCTCTCATCTCTTGTTTTTGTTTGCGAGTGCCTAAGAAATAAAAATATCTATGCTTTCTCGGTCTTTCTTTTCTATACAGCAAGTCCCCATACTTTTCTTTTAAAAGTTGGTGCTTGTTTATATTCTTATCTTTATCGTATCGACCTACCGAGTCCTCTATAGAGCTATGGTGCATATGCTCAAGTCCCTTTACAGCATAATCTGTAAACTTAGAACTTAATCCTGTATAAATCCAGTTTGTTGCTTGATAGATATAACCATGATGATGATAAGAACTATCAGCATAACTAACTACAACGTGTGGCTTTGGTAATAGCATTAATGACTGTGATACAAAAAAACTTAGCGTGTTTTTTTCTAAATTGTCATTAACAACTAAACGATTTAATTCTAAAAAAGTGTCTGTAAATTTACCACCTAAAGCTCCTTGAACTAAGGTTTGACTCATAGGCTTTGCATAACTACAAACACCCTTTAAAAATTTATTGCGATCATATAATCCAAAGCTGTAGGAAATATTAGGGATTCTTTTTGCATAATGTTTATGCAAAAACCACTCATAAGTCTGTGAGCTTTCTATAGGTCGAACATGATAAATTTGCGTTATACTCATCAAGAATCTATCCAATCCATTGAGTGCCTTTCGTGTTTAAATTCTTCTAAGACCTCACTAGCATTTTCTTCGTCTTTAACATAAGAGACTAAGATGTCATAAAGATATTCATCATATTTATCTATTTGATCTTTTAGTTCTTGCTGACCCCATTGTTCAGTTTGTTTTAACATAAATTTTTTAAGAAGTTTAATTAACTCCTCAGTTGTATTGTCTTGAATTTTAAAGTCAACAAATTCACTTCTTAAATCACAAAACTGCTTAAAATCTAATTCTGCAAAAGTCATTCTTCCTCCTCCTCTAATGATTGTTCTAAGTGCATTGCATTAAAATAATTTTGAAGATCTTTTGTTTCTTCACAAGACAATTGTTCCATAATGCTATCGAACAACTCAATAGAAGATTTATGTGAAGGAGAATTTTCATCTGGATAAATTTCTAATATTTTTTGTAAAAACAAAAAAGTTGTAGTTAAATTTTGAAATGAAAATTTTATATTAAAATCTTTTTTTTCAAGTTCTGCTAAATTCATTACACTGCCTCCTGTGAAAATAATTTTTCATACTTTTCTGCAAGCATTTTTTTGTCACTATCTTTATGCATAATTGCAACGGAAGCATCAAAAGGGTGTTTGTCTATTTCTTGTTGCCACTTAGCAACATCAAGACATAACTGCTTTTGTCTTGTATGTAATTCTGCAATACCGACACTATAATCTTCAGCAAACATACGAGCATTTGAATCATGCTCCCAATATTGTGTATGATCACACTTTGCAAAAATCTTTTCTTCTTTCTTAGAAAAATGCTTTATTTCTTCATACTCAAAAACAGTTTGCTGTAAAAGATTTATAGACTTTTGTATAAATGCAATAGTTCTTGTTGCGTCAGAAATTTTTGAATCTAGATTTTTAATTCTGTCTAAATTATCCCAATGGACTTGAACAGCTTTTTGATGTTCTGTTTCTATCCACTTTTCTTTTTTAGTTTGTGTCATTTTGCTACCTCCTCTGCACAGCAAGGGCAGTCTGGCGGTGTAATAACATCTCCTTGTATCATTGCTACAAGAAATAGAATTGCGATCTTTGTTGGTGGAGATTCATTGTTCATAATCAATGAAACTGAGTGATCTGCAAATTCAACTCTATCGTTGAAAACAATAGCTGAAGTTTCTATATCGTCAATCTGTTGACAAAAAAGGAAACCAACTTCTTTTGTTTCTTTGTTAGTGACAGTTGTTGGATTGTAGTCATCAAAGTTTAAGCCTGCTTGCTCTAAGCCTGCATATAAGTGATCTACAAAAATCTGCACGTTAACTGGTGTTTTTCTTTTTGGCATGATTTAATACTCCTCTGGAAATAGAACTACTGTGTTGCAATAATCTTGCTCGGAAAACTGAGTCAAGTCCATGTCGTCTTTAGTAAGACCATAACCTGATGTAATAATCCAAATAGTTTTATTGTCTTGCAATTTATAAACAGAATGTAATCTGCCACCATTGCTACTTCTGACTACCTGATTGTTAGTCTCTGCGTCTTCTGGTGCTAGATCGCCCCAGTCTCCGCTTGCGTGTAACATCATTTTTGATCTGATGTCTTGTTCTCTCGTAGAACTAAATAGTTGATACTCGTTTACTTTCTGAGAGAAAGCTAGTGTACCGAGTGATTTTCTTTTTGGTTTAACTGTAACTGTCATTGATAAAGATAAAGATAAAGTACATTCCTAATGTACAGGATAGTTTAGTACTTGTCTAGTACTGTGTTACAAAATCGTAACAATTAATTTTGACTATCTTGAAATAGCTGGTCTATGGCTTTTTCTAATAGCTGACTTGCTAAGACACTATGTTGTATAGGGTCAGTCTTAACTCCCCCATGCAAGTCCCAAGTTCTACCGCAGGTAGGGCAAGCCTTGTATTTGTAACCATTAGCGAGTGCTTTGAGTTTGGTTAAAGTAGATTCTTCTATTCGGCAATTAACTTGTTGCCTTTGATTTGACATAGTTGATAAAATATAAACTACTATTATAATACTGGATACTTACTCAGTAGTCAACCTAATATACATTTCTCCATGTATCTTTGATCGCTGTAGCCCAACTTGGGGCTATTGATGTTCTACCAATTTCTTCTTGCAAGTCTTTACTCAAAACTTTTACTACAATTCCGTCCGTAGGATATTCACTAAATATCAGCGAGTCTTGCCATTTTTGATGTAACTTCTTAACTTCAGATACAACATCTTTAGCAACTTTTACATGACCGCATACATTGAAGCCCCATTTGACAAGTTGAGTTAAGTTAGATGTTTCTGTACCTTTGCCATCAAATATTTGAAAAGCGCAAAAAGATAAGCCCATGCCTGATGGCTGTTTTTTTCGTAAGTGGCCTGCTGCGAGTCTCTGTGATCTGGCTGGAATAAGACCTTTACCATATAACTCTCCTCTTATCTCAACTGTACCTCTTGCAAGAATATGGTTTGGCAAGTCTTCAATCATTCTCATGCAATATGTCTTATCTATACCCTTGCGAGTCCATGCCTTAACTAATATCCCATCTACATATCTAAGAGCCATTGCACAACCATCTATCTTAGGCTCAACTATTACAGGTGTATTCTTTGGTAAATATGAATACCACTCTGCAAAAGGCAAAGTTCCGAGTCCTGATAATACACAACCCTCATCTACTTTCTTAAGTGCTGGGTGGTTTGGGCTTACAGCGATTAATGCCTTTTTAATCTCATCGAAATGTTTATCAGATATTATGGCTCTACCTGCACGATATAAATCATTGTGATGTAAAAATTCTTTTGCTAATTCGTTTGCGATTGACATAGTTAGATAAAGATAATGATACTATTGTAGTACTAAGTTTGTTATCTGGCAAGTTGTTTTATTTCTCTTAACCATATTTTTATTAACTGTGCATCTGCAAAATCTTTAACAATTTCTGGGAAAAGTTTAGTACCTTTACTGCCACCCTTCTTCTGACTTGGAATAGCACCATACAAAAACAAAGGTCTTAGAAATGTTTTGTTAGAGCCTACTTTTTTATTTTCCCTGTAAATTCCTTTTCTATATGTTTTTGATGATCCATCTTTCTTTTTAACTTTAAAATCTTCTTTAAATGCTAAAACTCTTGCATCTTGAATTTTTGAATTGCCACCAGCAAAACTTCCTCCTTTTCTTGTTTTACCTAAAGCTCTTTTTGTGTTGCCATAAGTTGTTTGAGTAACATTACCATATTGATTTGTTCTTACAAGTGGATTTTTTGTAATAGGAAATGGATAATCAGAATTATTTATTAAGTTTCTATCTCTTAAATACTGTGTAAATAAAGTATCGTATGCTTTTCCAGAACCTATGCCTATAGGGGGAAATAAATATTTAGAAGCTGGATTACCCTTACCTTTTTTGCCTAAAGCTCTTACGTCTTTTATGCCTACATCAAGTTCTAATCCTCTTTGAACAGTAAATGTACTATTAGTTGTAAAGGGAACAGGTCTGTCAAAAATTCTTTTGTATCTTTGTGCGAGTCCTTGCGAACCTTTTATCCTTTGACTAAATTTTGTTAAAGCTCTTTTGCCTGCAAATTCTGTTTGCGATTGTTCGTAAATAGATAAGAACCTATTAAATTTATTTATATCAAATACAATCCTTGTTGCCATTGCGAGTCTTGTTTTTTGTATGTTAGCAAGTCTTGGGGTGTGAGACTAGGTGTTTATTAGGTGTCCACAGTGTCCTATGTGTGCCGGCCTTCTCTATAGAGTTTCCTAAACCCCTATTTCTCCCCTATATACTCCCTATACTCCCCCCTCTCCCTTACTTATTATACTTTATAGTA